ACGAAACACTAACTTGCCATCCTCTTTACGCACTGCCCTAACTTCTACGTCATGCCCGCAATCTGCTACGTCTTTAAACGTGCCATGCGTCAGCCGTTCATGCTTGCCAAGCCACTGAGACACTTTTAGCTCTGCTAAAGCTCCCACAGTGTGAATCTCAAGCGCATCAAGTAGAGTGTTTTGTTTCCACTCTTTGCAACCTAGCAGTTCTGCTTCGTACTGCCTGACCTCAGCAGACTTTACAGCTACAAGCATTTCTTTAAAGGTAAAGGGCAGTGTAATCATGACTAGAAAGGAATATCATCCATATCAATTTCTTTAGTTTGCGGCTCCTCTTTTTTGTATCCATGTCCTCCCCACGATTGCCGCTCGTGTGTGTCTGTAGCCCTATCGCTGGCGTATTTTACAGCCTCTTGTAACAGCTCAATCAACTTTTGCGCCTCTTCTTTATAAAGATATTTGGTTTCCTTGTACTCTCCGCTTGCCTTGTCTTTATAGCTTTTGCGAATTGTAAAACTAAAACCGCCGTTTTTGGTCTCCCAGATTGCTACGTCGAGTCCCTTTTCTCTAAATGTTTGTATTGGTCTGTTCATGCTTTTCCTTATCTTTACAATTACAGCGCTTAAAACGTCATTAAACTTTACGAACTGCCTATTTTTTTGATATGTTTTCCCTATCATATATTCCGCCCCGTTGAGGTTGTTTACTCAGCGGGGTTTTTTATTGCGTCAAGTACATCAAGTACCCAACGCAACCCATCAACCTGCCCTCTTTCAAAATCACTTAGTTTTTCATCGCTTTTGAAGCTCTTCACAAGCCGCTTCACAACCTGCTCAATCTCAACAATGCTTATCAAGGAATTCTTTGATTGCACGATTCGCTATCTCCAGTATCGGTACTTCATAGTCTAGTTTTGCGTCTTTTAGGCGTTCGATAGTGTCTATTTCGAGATAGATAGTGATTCGTTTCCATCCCGCTCTAGGCGCATCGTAACGTCGTTTTGGTTCCGTCACTGTCTCAGCCCTCGACTTCAACAGTTGTTGTTTCGCTTTTTGGTTCATCTTTAACATCCTCAGTTATACATTGCGTGAGACGATTCAGCCGAATTGGCGACCGCCAGATTGTTTCCGTGATCTGCTTTGCTTCGCAGTTTCGTAGGTACCGCTCTGCCGATAAGCGCTGGTCTCCGTCGAGACTGCTTACATCGTAGTAAGTAACAACTGCCTTTGGCTTTGCGGCGTCCCGTAGCCTGACCTCGATCACGTCGCCATGAATGGCCGGATCCAGTGGTGGCGGCTCATAGGCTTTGGGTGGTGCAAACTCAGAGGGCATCTCTTCGGCTGTATAGAGGCCGCCTAGCTCGTTTATAAAGGCTTCTCTGATGGCGAGCGACTTAGCGCACTTTGAAAGCATAATACTGGGCATCTGCTTCCATATAGGCGTTGCTTTGCCGTACTCAGCCATGTAAGCCGTAGCAATCGAAGGAAACCGTCTGTCTTTCCGGTATACCTTAGCGGTCGCCGACACTAGCTGCTTTCCGTCCCACTCGTAGCTGACCTCCATGCCATCAAATTGCGGGTGAGAGTTAGCTATTTTAAGGAACCCGTTAATTCCCGTCATAAGCTGTAATCTGCCACCGGCTTTAATCGCCCAAATTTCCTTTGTGGCAGGGTTTAATCCGGTAGCCCGACACATTTCAGCAAAAAGCATGAACTCTGGATCGGTTAACCCTGGCGCTACGGTATTCCGTAAAGTGTTTAGCATTTCTATGTTGTTTGTTGTTGTCAGTTCTTTTGTCATGTTAGTCCTCCTCGTATTTCTCTGGTGACCCGTTATAAATACACTCGTCGATGTCCTCTAAGAGCGTTTCAGGGTGTTTGTTCAACGTAGCGGCTAGTGCGTTCCATCCCATTGTAGGGTTGAAAATTAGCCGCCCATCGTATTTTTCTGCCAAAACCTCAAAAGTCACGTTCCCGTCCTGTAATTTGTAGTAAGGGTACTCTATTTCTAATAATTTCATGATTTTATCTCCTAAAAAGGCCGCATTGCCACTTCAATGGCGTGGCCAAGCCATAGACTAGCTGAAACTAAAATTCCCCAAATGATTACTCTCATAATGCTCTCCTAATTAAACCAACGATTGCAGATGCCACGCCCTAATTCAGTGCGAGCCCATTTCTGTATCTGCTCCCGTGTCGTGTAGCCTTGATCTCTCAGGTAATCCCACAGAACGGTCACAAGAGCACGACAAGCCGCAGCGCGATATTCAGTGGGGAAATACTGCCCCTCATAGTAATCAAAGGCGTTAGTGCCATCATTGTAAACTAAGCGACCTGTAAAACCTTTAAGAAGGTCGGTCATTGAAATATCCCTAGTTGCGACTGTTAATAAAAGTTTCCTAGCGTCTTTTCCATCTCTAGCAATTTCATAACGCTCAGAGTTAAACGCCTTGCGGCCCTCAGTATCTGACCACGAGCTGTAATAATTGCGCCAATCGATGCCGCTGCGCTGATTTATGTGCTTTTCTAATGCTTGTAATACTTGTTCTCTCATATATTCCCTTTCCTATAGGCTTGATTGCCTGTTTACAGAATACATAAGGCCACCTGCTGTGTACAGGGGAAAAGTGAAATAGATGAAAAAATCTTGAGGGTAGCTAGATGAGAGGGTATAACTAGCGAATACAAAAAAAAACCACTCGATGCTTGGCGGCTAAGGAGTGGCTTTTGAAATGGAATGAAGCAGCTTGCCTCACATGAAAAAACAATACACCACACCCACCTCATTTTTCAAGGTATTAAAACAGCACAAAGAGCTAGGCTTTGATGGCATGGTATTTCTTGCCTATGTGGCCGAATTTGAGGCTCAAGGGCTCCACTGCTTTGTGAGTCGGGCCAAGATTAGCCAAGATTTACCTATAAGCGAATCAGGGGCACGTTACCTGATAAAGCGATTAGTACAGCAAGGCTACCTGCAAATCAAATACGAGGGCAGGAAGCGGTATCTCAGCACTGTCAACAGAGGGGGCACGATTAAACCAGATCAAGATGCGAAGGGGGCAAATCCTGAACCCAAAGGGGGCACGATTAAACCAGATGAGGGGGCAGAATTAAACCAGATGAGGGGGCACGAAAGAACCAATACAAAGAATCATAACAAAGAAATAATACAAAGAAACAATTACAAAGAAAGCGCTTTTAATGGTTACATTATGGAGTGGAGCGAAGAAAAGAAGGCTATGATTAGGCGCAAGGCTGATTAAAAGCTCTAGGATGAGCAAGGTTGAGAGATAATGGGCTGGGGTAGGGGTACCCCTAGGCTACGAGGGAACACGCAACCTAGGGGGTTTTAGAGGTTATGTGTAATAGGCTTCCCAAGATTCACGCCTTAGCGTTGTGTCGGAGTATTTGTAAACAGCTTTGTTGTTGCTTATTCGGTAGATGTCTCTTTTGACGCCATTATCGATCACCAAACGATAGCTACCACCTCGACCATAGGCCCATTGCTTCGCCTGCTTTTCGTTGGCTAAGCATTCGTGACCGTCAAAAATACATCCCTCATCATTTATCAACCATGCATGTATGCTCATATATTCCCTGTTGTTATTCTTCGTGTATCGGATAGGTTTCAATCCATGGCTTTGCTTCAAACCTGAATTGTTCCACCTCGTAAGTGTACCCATGCGATAAAGCCCTATCAGTAGCCTCTTCAAGGGTAGCAAAGTCGGCGTAGTTGTTTGTGTTGGTGCCATGAACACCACCATCTATCGGATGACACCATCTCCAATAGGTTTCGTTGTCATCTTCGTCAAAACATTCTCTAATTATTAGGTGCCTATCGTTATCTTGGTATTTTTTTGCGTTAATTTCGCTCATATATTCCCCTTACATTCGTTAGCAACATGCTACCGATTAGAGACCCCCCCTTGTTACAAAGAGAGTCTGTGATCGTTAGTTATAACGGATACAGATTGGCAATTTTCGGGTTATTTGTGTAAAAACTACTTGGGAAAAATTCTGAATCATTAAACCAGTATGTTCCCAAGTCTAGGCTGTCACGATATAGAAACCTTACAAAAGAACCTGATTTTTTTAGTTCTTGTAGGGTTTTACCAGACTGGTACATTACAGCATCCAGAGCGCTGTCTAAATCATTGTTACCATGACACCACCCACGCTTGGTATTTCCGTTGTGTTGTAATATAAAAAATATCATATATTCTCTTCACTTTCTCGCACTATTGCGATTATCGAGTACTCCGTAGAGTACCCTGTAATCACATTAGGCTAGTCGGTTGCTTTAACTAAAAACACGTCTCCGTCTTCTTGTTCTAGGTAGTATTCACTACCGCCACGAACGACACGAACACTGGAAAGAATCTCATCCCAAACATCCCAATATTCGGCATGGTCTGGACCTACTAGTAGAATCTCTCTCTGCTCATCCGTTGCCATATCATCAGAGCTAGCCAAAACGGCGTACCGTTGAGGCACGTATATTCCGTGGCTACCGTCCACTACACACACACGATCAAAGGTTGGAAAGGTATTCATATATTCTCCTGTTCTCGCACTATTGCGATTATCAGCCACCCCGTGGGGTGGCTTGTAATCACACTAAGCTAGTCAATGACGACAAATTTACGCTTGCCATGCTCTGCTATTTCATTCAGTGCAGCTTGATCCCAACTACCGTCAAGACAGGCGCATTGGTAGCTAATAAGGTTAGCTAGCATCTCAACAGTGATGTGCATCGGCTCGTAATCACTCAAACCGAATCCAACAGCCCAATCGAGTGAATCGTATTTACTGTTACGTTGCTTGGCTATTTGGAATGCTCGCTGTAATTGCTGTCTTGTCATATACCCTCACTGTTACTCGCTCATTGCGATTATCGAGTACTCTACGGAGTAGAGTACCCTGTAATCACACTAGGCTAGTCACCAATCCATATCAGCTCATTATTTTGTTCGGTAACTAAACCGGTTTTTTTCAGTAGATTAATCACCATCTCATACTTTTCTAAACTCAAGACTCCCATTAGTTGAGCGTACAAGTGACCGTTAGGTATGCGCTTCACCTCTCGTATAATTTTACCGATTTCACTTACTGCTTTTATCGCCGCTTGAATTTGTTCGTTTTTCATATATTTCTCCTTTACTTGCCTGTTTTAACTGCTAGCCATAAGTCAATCGATAATGGCCAAGGTAATTTAATGTCACTCATATATTCTCCTATGTGCTCACTGTGAGCTATGTATACATAGTATCATGGATAGGCACTATGTCAACATAGTAGGTGACAATTTTTAATGGCAGAGAGATTATTTTTGTGTGTGGCCTAACGTCGACAAAGGATATTGGAATAGATTGCACAAACGACCTAACGCTCGAATCAAGATAGGTCATTACCACACCTTGCCTCAATCCAAGGGCAATCTGTACCAAGCGGTAAGAAAACATTTGGGGCTCTCACGGGTCGAGATGGGCAAGCTAATAGGCATTACAGAAGACCAGTTACACTATCGTGAGCGAGCGAAACGCATGTACCATCCTTGTGAAGTGCTGGCTCTCCACGTTGCAAGTGGCATGAGTGCTGATGAGTTCATGGAATTATTAAATGATATCGCATAGTTACAGCGCCACGCCCGATAATATGTCTTATAGGTCAATTTCAGATCCATCCCAAAACTCCCGTAACTACCTGAAAATACTAGGCATACTTTTCCAAAACCTTTTCATTTTGAAAATCGTAGGGTACCGGTTACATGTATACCCAACTTCCCATATAAAATTCCGGCTACATTAACCAACCATTGTTCTACTAATAGGGCGAAGAATTTATGAAAGAAGACGATTTAAAACAGGTCGAAGAAGCTGAGGTTCTTCCTGCTATAAAAAATCCCGAAAGTTCAGTTATTGAGGAATCCTTAATACCTGAGGTGTTGCCGCCGATTATGCGGGAAGTGCCGCAAACCAGGGACCACCAGAAGGATGAGCAGTTAGGGCTACAGATACGGGACTTAGGGCGTCTTGGTTTGTCTAAAGCTAGTGCTGCATTAGCGGCTAGGGTTAGTCCTTACTTGTTGGATAAGTATTATTTGGAGGAGTTTTTGGAGGGGCAGAGTCAGATGCAGAAGGGGTTAGCATCTGTGGCTATAGGTGAGGCTATGAATGGAAATACGCCTATATTACTTCACTTGTTAAAGACTAAATTGGGTTGGTCTGAGCAGCAGACGCTAGAGATTACTGGTGAGATTAAGAGTGTAGTTAGTGCCAAGCCAATGTCGAAAGAAGAGTTCATCAAACGCTACATCGAGAAGGATGATGAGTAGGGAGGTGTATTATCGCTGTCCCAGGTGTTCTGTTATCGGGGTGATAGTTACTAGCCATCGCATGATAAATTGTGGTGTCAAAGGGTGTCGTTCTTGGTTTAATGTAGATCGCAACAGTTGTAGCGTTAGGGATTATGAGAGGTTATGGGGATTGAACATAGGGTAAAGGACGAGGAGCCGCTTACCATGCGGTGTCCTAAGTGTGAGGTTATTTCCATGGTTAAAGAGTCCGCTATAAAGCCCTATGTAAGTTTGTTTGCTGGTGATTATGGGGACTATTTTGTCTGCCAAAATCCTAAGTGCGATGTAGAGCGAATTTACGCTACTAATGCAGTAATCTTTAAAAATGAGTAGCTACACTGACGAATTACGCCCTGATGAGCAGATTGTATGGTGCCCTCAGTCTGGACCTCAAGAGGCGTTAATAGCGTGTCCTATTACGCTTGTAGGTTATGGCGGAGCACGAGGCGGCGGTAAAACTGATGGGGTTTTAGGTAAGTTTGCAATAGCGCAAGAACATTTAGGGGCTGATTTTAATGCTATCTTTTTTCGTAAAGAACTGCCTCAAGCTGATGACCTTATTGAGCGAGCCAAGCAGATATATCTTCCTCTTAAAGCGCACTGGCAGGACCAGAAAAAGCAGTTTACCTTCCTGTCGGGTGGTCGCTTACGTTTCAGACCTCTAGCTAATGATGCTGATGCTGAAAAATTTCAAGGCCAGAGTTTGAGCCATGCGGCTGTCGAGGAGGCGGGCAACTATGCTGACCCTGCCCCTATTTGGAAGTTATTTGGAGCGCTACGAGGCAAGGGAGGCGGTCAGATTCTACTTACATTCAACCCTGGTGGTATTGGACACACCTGGCTAAAGGAGTTGTTTATTAAGCCAGCCCCAAAGGGAATGAAGGTACTACGAAAGGATTTACCTAATGGCTCTTACTTTGAGTATATTTACATTCCCAGTCGTGTAACTGATAACCAGATACTACTTGCTAGAGACCCTGATTATATTAACCGCTTGCACATGGTTGGTAGTCCCGAACTGGTGCGAGCTTGGCTAGAAGGAGACTTTGAAATCCATGAGGGCAGTTATTTTCCTGAGTTTAGTTCTAAGCATATCATTGCTCCATTCAATGTCCCAAAACATTGGCCCCGTTACTTGGGTTATGATTGGGGTTATCGCAGTCCTTTTGCTGCTTTGTGGGGCGCTGTTAGTTCTGGACGTGATGACCATGGTCGTGAGGTTCCATACCCAAAAGGAGCTATCATTATTTATAGAGAAATGTGGGGAAAAAGAATCGATAATAAAACACAGGCTGAACGAATTGCAGCAGCCTCCGTGGGAGAAAATCCAATAGCTGTTGCTGACCCGTCTATCTTTAAAAATGAGGGTGGCCCCAGTATTGCCGACCAATTCCACGAAGTTTTCTCTAGGTACAAGCATCCAAACTGGAAACACGCCGACAATGACCGCATCTCCGGCTGGTCTCAGATAAGACAGAGGTTGGTTAGTAAACCACCTTTGTTGTATATTTTCGCTAACTGTCCTTACTTGCTAGAGACGTTACCCTCTTTAGCTATTGATAAACGTAAGCCAGAAGATGCCAATACAGAGGGCGATGACCACGCTTGTGATGCTCTTAGATACCTCTGCAAAGAGCGTCTAATTGACAGCAAGTGGGAGCAACCAGCAGAAGTGTTTAACAAGGGTGTAATTCGTTTAGAAGCGTATATTGCTCGTATGAGAGCCGAAGCTAAAAGACCAAGATTATGAAAAAAGAAGCCAAACCCATTGTTAAGCGATTTTCAAACAAATACTGGAAATCTCAGATTGGCGCAGCAGAAGAACGACGTAAAAAATTCATTGAGACAGCAGAAGAATCCATCCGCATATATAACGCCCAAAAAGATGTTGGGTTTTTACGAGATTTAGAGCGTCGCCTTAACGTATGGTGGTACTGCAATAACACCCTCCTTCCTGCTTACTTTAGCTCCACTCCAAGAGCAGAAGCCCTATTACGAAAGCGCATGGGAAGCACCTTGCACGAAATGGGCGCTGTAATTCTTGAAAGAAACCTACAGTACCAGATGGATTGCGGGTTTGACTTCTACCAGGTTGGATACAACTCAGGACTACAATTCTTGCTTACAGGCCAGGCGGTTTTGTGGGCACGATACATGCCCAAGATTGAAACTATCCTACAAGAGATTGCAATCTTCCAAACTCCAGACGGATTGTTTGATGCTGATGGCAAACCATTCGACGGCGATACTACAAACGCTAAGCAAGGCCCAGGCGGTATCATGCTTGTCTCTATGGAAGTAGAGGCCAAGACAGACGAAAAAGCTATTCTTGATGTAGTCCAATACAACGATTACATCTGCTCTGACGCTAGAAACGAATCAGAAGTTGAATGGCGTGGACGACGTGCGTTTTTAAGCCGCTTCCAAGCTGAAGAGTTGTTTGGTCGTGATGTTGCCGATGACCTTAGCTTTGATAGCTATCCAGAGGTTCAGAAAAACGAAAAGTTTCAAGACAGAGATAAATACGAAGGCAAAGCCGAACTGTGGGAGATTTGGTGTGAAGAAGCTAATAAAGTTTATTGGATTCAAAAAGCCAACGGCAAAAACATTATACAAAGTTCTGAACCGCCTATTAAATACGAAGGGTTTTACCCGTGTTCCGTTATTGCGCAGAGTACTGATCCGGACTCTGTTATTCCTGTATCGGACTACGCGCATGTTAAAGACCAAATTCTAGAAATAGAGCGTCTTACAACTCGTATTCATGCCGTTACTCAAACCATTCGTACTAACGGTATTTATGACTCTGCGATTGGAAACCAAGTACAAGAGTTAATTAGTGGCGACTTGCGACTTATCCCAGCAATTAACTGGCCGTCGTACAAGGCTCGTGGTGGCTTAGCTAACTCTATTGAGTTCATGCCAATTGAGCCGTACGTTAATGCTTTACAAACTTTGCAAGCAGCACGACAGACTGCAATGCAGCAGTTGTATGAAACCCTTAAAATCTCTGACTTGTTGCGTGGCACTTCAGAGCAGTACAAGTCTGCAACAGCTAATAGACTAGAAAACCAATGGTCGTCGCTTGGCCTTATTGTGCGGCAAAACATGTTCACCAAGTTTATCTCTGATGGTATTTCAAAACTTGGCACCATTATTGCCTCTCAGTTTGATGAACAGCGCATACTTGATATTGCCGATGCTGACCAGCTTTTAGGCCAAATCATTCCTCCTCAGCCAGCCCCGCCTCCTCCGCCGCAGCCAGATCCAAACATGCCGCCAGAAGAGGCAGAGCAGATGATGGCAGAATACGAAGCATCATTACCGCCGCCGATGGATCCAAGGATGGTGCTAGAGCAGCTTAAAGCTGAGGTTATTCGCATCATACGAGACGAGAGGGAGCGCAACTACCGTATTCAAATAGCTTCTGACTCCATGGTTGCTATTGACCAAGCCCAAGACCAGCGGGAAGGAATGGCACTCATCACTACAGCAGGTGAGTTCTTTAACCAAATGAATAGCCTTATCCAAGAGTATCCGCCGCTATTAGAGTTTGGAATGGCGTTTTTTCAAAACATGATTAAACGCTTTAAGGGCGGTAAAGAACTTGATGGCATTTTCATGAAGGCGTTTGCCCAG